ATTAATACCGTCGTGGCTCGTGTCGAAAATGAGGGGTTATCGTTTCTTACGATAACCCTACCCTCCTTTGGTTTGGCCATCCAAAAATGGTTGGACCAAGGAAAGGTCGGCGTCCACTCCTCTTTTTGCAAAGAAAGAGGAGGAAGTCTCCCCCGATTTCTCGGAGGTTTCTTCTGCCGTGTTTTCGACAGGGAGAGTGGCGTGTTGCTTGATGATCCATGTATAGCATCTATTCAAGCCTTACGTCAGCTTACGCTGATGTGCGGCAAGATGCAGCTCCCATGTTCGAAAGAACGTGAGTCTGCAGCTATACATCGATATATCAAGTGTGAGCAGGAAGTCCGACAGTTTGACTCGGATCTCTCTGAGAGTGATCTCTTAGAGTTCCGAACTATGTCAAACATGCTTTTTAGATCAGTGTTTACCAAAGTAGATAGAGATATCTATTATGGACGCACTGTCCCTAGGCATGGTCCAGGATCAACCGCTGATGGACTTCTTGGAAACAAGAAGTTCGAGCAGCGTATCTGGACCCGTCGTCTCGAAGCGGTTTTTCCCGCTGGCGAGAACCTTCTTCCAAATTGGAGTTTTTACTCCATGCTGGATGAAGTGGACTTCCTCGAACCTGGAGCTGAGAGGCCTGTTAAGGTTACTCTCGTTCCTAAGACACTGAAGACCCCTCGAGTGATTGCTATGGAACCTACCTGTATGCAATATATGCAACAGGCGGTCCTTCGCAGTTTTCTCGAGCACTTTGTTGAGGATCACTTCCTCTCGAAGGTTATCGGTTTTGACGACCAAGTTCCTAATCAGGAACTTGCTCGACGTGGTTCGATTGATAACCGAACCGCGACACTCGATTTGAGTGACGCTTCCGATAGGGTCTCCAATCAGCTCGTCCGAACTATGTTGCAATCGTGGCCGTCTTTCAGTGCGGCTGTGGATGCAACTCGTTCTAGGCGGGCTGTCTTACCTGACGGGACAGTTTTACGTCTCGCCAAGTTCGCGTCTATGGGTTCAGCACTCTGTTTCCCTATAGAGGCAATGGTCTTTACGACCTTGATCTTTATGGGTATTCAGAGATCGCTCAACACGACACTTAATCGGAGGGATTTGTTAAATTTCTCCGACTCGGTGCGCGTCTTTGGAGACGATCTAATCGTCCCTAAAGATCACGTGGCTACCGTTGTACAGGTACTTGAGCATTTCGGTGCGCAAGTTGGCCTGGACAAGTCTTTCTGGACTGGAAAGTTCAGAGAGTCCTGTGGTCGGGAATACTTTAATGGACACGAGGTTAGCTTGACTCGTGTTCGGCAAGCGTTACCGACACAACGGCATGACGCAACTGGTGTTATATCTACCGTTTCTCTCCGTAACCAGCTATATGAGGCAGGTTACTGGGAGACGTGTAGGTGGCTGGATGATTACATCATGGGATTGATAATTCATTTCCCATATGTAGCATCCACCTCACCAGTGCTGGGCAGGGTTAGTTTTCTCGGTTACCAAACCGACAAACTTGACCCATGTCTCCATAGCCCCTTAGTGAAGGGCTATGTAGTGGAGGCCAAACCCCCCTATGATCATTTAGAGGGAGCTGGTGCCCTGCTTAAGTGTTTGCTTAAGTTGGACACGGA